TCGTCATAGAAGCTTCACATATCAAGAATTTTCACAACGCTATGCTGATTCCTCCCTACTCAGTGAGAAGATCCCCCTACCAGAACTCCGTAGGCAAGACACCAAAAACCGTCAAAACTCCATTGATGACGTTGATCCATTCGTTAATCAAGAGTTTCAAATCAAAATGGAAAACCATTTCCAAGAGGGGATGAAACTATACAAAGAGATGCTTGGGTATGGGATCGCAAAGGAGTGTGCTCGTTTTGTGCTCCCTTTAGCATGTCCAACAAAAATTTACATGACCGGTTCTGTAAGATCATGGCTACATTATATTGAATTACGATCTGCTAATGGAACGCAGAAGGAGCACATGGACATCGCACTTGGTGCAAAAGAAATTTTCATTGAACAGTTCCCTGCCGTTGCGGAAGCAATGGAATGGGTTTAATAAATACAAGAAAAGGATTGAACGTTTATGCCAACGTACCCTGTTATTAATTTGAAGACTAAGGAAAAAAAAGAACTCAGTATGTCTATGAAGGCATATGATGAGTGGAAAAAAGAAAATCCAGATTGGGATAAAGATTGGAGCAAAGGATGTGCAGGTCAGTCAACTGAGTTTAGATGGACGGGTGAGGCCAAATCCAATGGATGGAATGAGGTCTTAGACCGTGCATCTAGACAACCTGGTGCCAATGTAAGTAAAAACCGATACTACGGTTAAGTCCTCTTCTCTAATTTCTTACACCTTATGTCAGCAAAAAGAAAGTCTCAGTCCCCTATCGTTCCATTTGGAATGAGTAACAAGCACATGAAAAGAAAGAAACCACTTAATTCAGACTTGATGAAAACCATCGAGCCTCTGACAGAAAATCAGGAAGAACTTTTCCGATGCTATAAGAACGATCAAAACGTAGTTGCTTATGGTTGTGCTGGTACGGGAAAGACCTTCATCACCCTCTACAATGCTCTTAAGGATGTCTTTGATATGAAGACACCCTATGAGAAGATTTACATCGTCAGGTCCCTTGTAGCAACCAGAGAGATTGGTTTTTTACCTGGAGACCATGAGGATAAGTCATCCCTGTACCAGATCCCGTACAAGAATATGGTGAAGTTCATGTTTGAACTTCCAACTGAGGCAGATTTTGAAATGCTATACGGCAATCTTAAAACCCAAGGGACCATAGGATTTTGGTCTACAAGTTTTATTCGTGGTACAACCCTTGATAATGCTATCATTATTGTTGACGAATTTCAAAACTTAAACTATCATGAACTTGATAGTATTATTACTAGGGTTGGTGAGAACAGTAAGATTATGTTCTGTGGGGATGCTACCCAGACAGATCTTATCAAGGATAGAGAAAGAAATGGTATCGCAGATTTTATGAAGATCTTGCGAGTCATGCCATCAGTCGATATCATTGAATTTGGAGTAGAAGATATTGTTCGCTCTGGACTTGTTAAAGAATATCTACTCGCTAAACTAGAAATGAATCTCTAATGAATTTTATTCATCATAATTATCTCGGTGATCTTGAACTAAACAAAAAAGAAACCAATGGCATCCGTCTCTACAACCTTCCTAGTGGAGATTGGGTGCCTTCTATTACGTCTGTAACTTCATTTTACAACAAAGAAATCTTTGTTAAGTGGAGAAAGAGAGTCGGTATTGAAGAAGCAAATCGTATCACAAAGAAAGCAACTGCTCGTGGAACAGATTTTCACGCAGCAACTGAACTTTATATGTTGAACAAAGAAATAAACTGGGATGACTTTAAACCTCTGACTAAGTTTATGTTTATTCATGCGCGACCATATCTGGACAAGATAAATAATATACACGCTATAGAAAGGACCCTGTACTCAGAGTACCTTGGATTAGCAGGTAGAGTTGACTGTATCGGAGAGTACGAAGGCGAACTCGCAGTCATCGATTTTAAGACATCCGAAAAAATTAAACCAGAAGAGTGGCTAGAGAACTATTTTGTTCAGGAAACTTTCTATGCTGCTGCCTACTATGAGTTAACTGGTATCCCCGTCAAAAAATTAATCACCATTATGGTTACTCCTGGTGGTGAGGTCGAAGTATTTGACAAAAGGAACAAAGGGGATTATATTAAATTATTAGTTCGGTATATTAAAAAATTTGTATCTCACAATCTTAGGTCAGAGAATGGAGAATGAACTAGAAAAAGTATTAGAGAGTAAGTTCTTTTGTCCATCACGTTTTGCACAAGAAATCGAATCTCTTGTGCAACATAACGAAGGAATGAACTACATTGATGCAATTATTCACTTCTGTGATCTGCAAAGTATTGATGTAGAATCTGTTCCTAAACTTATTTCTAAACCTCTCAAAGACAAACTAAAAGCAGAAGCAATGGAACTCAACTTCCTTAAGAGAAGTTCCAGAGCAAAATTGCCCTTGTAATTCCCTTTCAAGGGAAAAAATTTTTCCGGCAAAAAATTACTATATTACTTTTTGATGATGCCGTTTGACGCCTACAAACAATACCTTTCCCTGAAGAACCACTTCACGAAAGAAAAGTATGACTACCATAAGTATTGTGGTAAAAGTCGTGCCACTGTACAATCTTTCTATAAAAGGAAAGACCGTTTCTGGTTTGAAAAAATAGCAAGAAATAAAAACGATAAAGAAGTCATTGAGTTCTTTGTGTCTAACTTTATCACCTGCACTGATCCAAGTAAGCTTTGGATTGGTGAAATGGTTCGCGAAGGTGAGGGTAGATATACTTCATGGAAGAAACGAACACAGTCTCTTGCGTATGTTTTTAAAGAAGAGATGCAGAAAATACTCTCTGGAACTGATTTAGATTCTGCATTTATAATTTCTAATGGGCATCCATTAGTTCTAAAAAAGTATTTGCGTGGTGAGGTCTCAATTGAAACTTTAGTAATATGTGATAAAATTCTTGGTTACCGAACTGACTATGACAAAAAACTAACAGACCCTGTATGGGAAACAGTTAGTCTACGGATGAAGAAGTATTCTCCGTTCCTAAATATCGATGTATTCCGTTATAAAAAAATTCTTAAGGAGGTTGCGTTACAGTAATGAGTTTCTTTGATTCCGAAGTTGTCCGTGCTGAGATGACTGAAATTAGTGAATTGCAAGAAGATGTTTATCGCAATGTCTTTAAATTCCCAACGATGAGTAAAGAGGAAAAACTCTTTCATGTTGGACTTCTGGAAAAATTGATAGAGAAACAAAAAATTCTCTATGCTCGTCTGAGTTTATCTGATGATCCAGAGGCAAAACTTATGAAAAAAAATATTGTTGACTCTGCACAAATGATGGGACTCTCATCAGATGTTGATATGAATATAGTCTTTTCCAATATGGAACAGATGCTTGAGGTGATGAAAAGCCAGATTGACAAAAACGAATCCGACCTATAGAATAGACGGGTACACACAAGCCAAATACGTACAAACAAAACGAATCCTATGTCTTTCGCAAATCTTAAAAAGCAATCCTCTCTTGGATCCCTGACTTCTAAACTGGTCAAGGAAGTTGAGAAGATGAACAATACTGGTGGCGGTGGAGATGACCGTCTCTGGAAACCTGAAATGGATAAGACCGGTAATGGTTATGCCGTTATCCGTTTCCTGCCTGCCCCTAATGAAGAAGAACTTCCTTGGGCAAAGATGTATTCCCATGCCTTTCAAGGCCCTGGTGGTTGGTACATTGAGAACTCACTGACCACTATCGGTCAAAAGGATCCCCTTGGTGAGTATAATCGTGAACTCTGGAACAGTGGCAGTGATGCCGATAAGGATACTGTTCGTAAGCAGAAGCGTAAACTGTCCTACTATGCCAACATCTATGTGGTGCAGGACAAAGCAAATCCACAGAACGAAGGTAAAGTCTTCCTTTATAAGTTTGGTAAGAAGATCTTTGATAAGATCATGGAAGCAATGCAACCTGAGTTTGAGGATGAAACTCCCATCAATCCCTTTGACTTCTGGCAAGGTGCTAACTTCAAACTGAAAATCAAGAAGGTTCAAGGTTACTGGAATTATGACTCGTCTGAATTTGATCGCACTGCACCACTCTTGGATGACGACGATGCTCTTGAAGCCCTGTGGAAAAAAGAGTACTCGCTTACTGCCCTGACTGCTGCAGATCAGTTCAAAGACTACGATCAACTGCAGAACCGTCTCAAGATGGTGTTGGGACAGAAGTCTACACCACGTCGCTTTGAT